CAAGTTCGAACCCCCGGAAGCACCGTGAGTCCGTCGTCGTGGATCGGCGTGACCATATCTTCCGCAAAGTGTCCGTGCCACACTATGCAGTTTTCTATCTTTTGTAATTTCCTTGCACGACAGGACTCGCAGCGTTCGTGCGTCTTACGGTTGGCGTTAGCCTCCCAAGTCCAACCGCAACGAGTGCATTGAGTAATCACAAAACCGATTATGACAGACAGCGCCGACAAAGTGCAATCGTGTTCCCGTGTTGGCACTTAGGAGCAGGAGCGCTCAGCGCCTCCTGTGAGCGTTGGTCAGCTAGGAACTGGTCTTTGTAAGCCAAGTCCTTGCTTCGTCGCTCCTCGGTAGCAACACGAGCCTCTGAGGAGGTTATGAAGTTTTCCCAAGCATCGGCGTTTAGCCAAGACGACGGGTACTTCGTAAACTGTGGCTTGCGATAGGGATCGTCCTTGTATGCCTTGACCCCAGCGATGATGCTTTCAAAGCTTGCTCTTTTCAAAGCGCTTCTAAAGTCTTTCACTGCTCGGCCCTTGTCAATCTTCTTTGGGTAAAGCTCCCAGAACTGGTTGAAGCTTTTTAGAAATTCTTCTTCCACTCTCGCATTAAGGTTTTCTTCTTCTGTTGTCTTCTCTAAAGAGTTGTCTTCTTTAAGTGCGTTGGCTGTTCCGTAGCGGAATGGCTCCGTAGCGGAATCACCAACGCCGGGGTTTTTTATCAGCCAAGACTTAGCAGCAAACCTGCCGTCCTCTCCTTTGGGCTGCCACACCTCAAGCCAAGCAAGGGACGTAAGCAACTTGATAGCTTCGTTGATTGCGAAGCGACCCATCCCTGTTTGTCTTTCAATCTGCGCATAAGTTAGACCGTAGCCGTCTTCGTGGCTAAGCAGATAAGCGAGGAGCCGAAAGCTGTTCGCCGAATACTCTGGACTTCGCACGACCCAGTTTGGGAGGGCAACGAACTTTGCAGACTCCGCTCGATAGACCTTGTGTATTCCCGAGATCATTGAACGTCCTCTTGCTTCTCGTACTCAGCCCAAGCTTCGGATGCAAGCTTGTCCCTGTCTCCGGCAGCGTAACGACCTGCGTGAAAGTAGATTTTCTTGAATTGTTCTGGTATCACTTTTAGGGTCTTGGTTATGACCTTGACCTCTGGCTTTGTGAAGTGGCTTCGATAGCTTATGTCGTTGCGCTCTGCCTCCAGCTTTTGAACTAGGTCGCTAAATTGTAGATTCACTTTGTCTCCTCGTTGTTGTTGTCGTTATGTTGCCGGGCAGTTCTTGTATCGGTCGCAGGACGTGTCGACGCATCCAACCTCGACTCCGTGAGACAGCTCTGAAAGAATGTCTTGCCAAACTGTCCGTCCGCTCCAAGGGTCTTTGATGCCGTCCTCGTAACTGAAGCAAGAGGTGTGCTGCTGGCTGCCGGAAAGAACCATCCCGGCAGGAGCTTCAAGCTGGTAAGCCCAGCCGTCGTCTTCGATCCTTGCGCCTAGTTTGTCGGCTAGTGCGTGAGCTCGTTGCTTGCTCATTTTGTGTCCTTTCGTTGTCGTTGTATTGAGTATGCCATCAAGTAACATTAGATGTCAAGCTCATTCTAAAAGTTTTTTACGAGTTTCTAAATCAGGTAAGAAGGAGGCTGGCACTCGGACTTGTTGCCTGCCTTGTCTAAGGTGTACCAAGTGCTTTGAGTCGTGTCTAAAATAGGATGCCCCGGCGCTGAGAACTTGGACGCCTTGTGTCCGTAGTCTCTGGCATACCCTGCGATCAAAGCGTCCGATTCCATCCTGCCGTTGTATTCAGCGCAGACAAGAATCACGTTCTGCAAGTTATCTAACACTTTTGAGCCACCCATTCCCCTGTTCTGTATATGGTGAGGAACAAGATTGTCTGAGTTGCCGCAGTGCCAGCACCAAAGGTCACGCTTACGAAGCTTTCTTGTGTCTGCTGCCTTCAAGCTCGCAGCTCTGACTGGATTAGTTTCGCCTGAGTACCTGAAGCCATAATCGCCGTTTCTAGACTACGGATTTTTAGCCGGATACGATTCGCTTCTGCCTTCCTCAAGTCCCGTTGTAAGCGAACGTCGGCAGCCTCAAGACGTGCCAGTGCGTTTCTGTCCGCAACCGTGCCTTGATGTTTAATAAAAGCTCTCTGCTCCGTAGTGTCGAGCAGGTGTTCTGCCTCTGCCAACCTGACCTCGGCCTGGTAAAGAGCTTCAAAGCCCTTTGTGTTCTCCGCTGTCAGTTCCGTTAGTGTCGCTTGAATCTCTGAGGGCAGCACTTAGCACCAACAAGTGATGGATAAGTTCTCGGTTCCAGAACCTTGCTTTGTCGATCTGTCCGTTCCGAGCTGCCTCAAGGTAGGCGTGTTCAATTTCCGCCACCTTTGCCCATTGAACTGAGAGATTCGGCACGAAGTTTTATCCCTTCCAGAACAGCCTTGGGATAGTCCGCAGCCTTGGCTTGTGCATAGAGCATCCTTAGAGTTTCTACGTCTTCCAGATTAGCAGCTTCACCTAGCAGGTCACGAACGTCACGAGGCTTAGAGACCTTCTCCATTTCCTCTCGAGAAGCAAGCGAGCCTGTTTTGGATGCAGCATAGCCGGCAAGCATTAGCGCTCGGCCCACCGACGACGTTTCGCATACCTCTAACGCCGCTTGTCCTTGTGGCCCGGAACCTCCGTCAACTTCAAAAGCGTGACCTGTCGCTTTCGGTATGGCAGCAGCTTGGTCGCCTGCCGTCAAGAAGATTTCTGTCTTGACAACCCAAGTTGACACTGCTCGGTCTTGCGGTGTGGTTAGGTTGTGCGTCACGATCCGTCCGTCTGGCCAGTCGGCAGCGAATAGCTCCAAGCGCTCGGCGACAGTTGCATACTTACTCAAATCAAATTTAGCCATTATTCTTCGTCCTCATTTTCTTCTTCGTTGTCAATAAATTTCCAGTTGTCTGCCATCCAAAAAGGAGCAGTTAGTCCCTCAATGTAAATCCGTTCTAGCAGTTTGTTCTTGTCCAGTACCACGCCGGACACTGCGCCCGTAACATAAGTCTCATCCCTAGCGATAGTCACCGTGTCGCCTAAAAAAACGTTCATTACTTTCCTTTCTTGTTTACCACTAGGTAAGGTCGTCCGCCGTTGCGAGCTTGCCTAGAGGCTACACGAATTTTTTTGCCCTCGTGTTCAAAGTAAGCGTGCTTGGCTTTGCCCATCACCGTTAGGACTTGTGACTTTTGCTTGAAGAACTCTGTCTCCGCTTCCTCAAAAGCTTGTTGCGCTAAGGCTAGATTGTGGATGCCGTCGACCTCGACCTCCTCGTCGTTTATGTCTGGGTGCATTTCTCTGACTGCCTCGTATGTAGAAGCTGAGCCGTCCCAGTCCGGAGCGGTTCCTTCGGTGACGTGCTGCCAAAATCTTGCAGCTTGGTCAGTCAAAACATCTTGCTCGAAGTCGTCCCACTCAACCCAATGTTCGACCCAAGCCATATTGACCACGCCAACAATGAGCGATCGCTTGATTCCCATTACCGACATATAAAACCTCACCTGCTGGATGTAAGTCGGTGGTACTTCGTGCCAGTAGTTGCGTGAAGTCTTGACCTCAACAATGACCCACTCGCCATTGACCTTAGCTAGTCCGTCTGGGTTGGCGTGCATAAAAGGTCGCTCGTTGTTGGAGTAGGTTCCAGTGGAATAGATTTCCCAGTCTGGATGTTCCTCTTGCAAGAGTTCCATTATTGGTTGCTCGAACTTTTGCCCGAATCTAATCGCCCAGTTCCAAACAGGACGTGCCTCTATTTGTCCCGTCTTGACCGCCCATAAGTAATAGGCACTTTGGAAAGGGCTAAGACCCATCGCTACGCCAATCTCGCTTCCGCCTAATCCTTCGGCTCGTGCTGCGTGCCACTCATCGCTGCCCGGATTGAAGATTCCGACCAGACTTGCGTTATTGAATTGCTTTGGTGTGTGCAGTTCCATATTTCTCCTTTGTTGGCTAGGCTGATTCTATGTCAAAGCACGGACACCTTTCAAGTCCCTATATGAGATTTCTAAAGCTCGTGAATTTGCACGATCCTGATTGCCAGAAGCTTCCAAACGTTTTCTTCCCGGAGGACATAAGCGACCCAGAAGCTAGAGCAGTTGCAACCAAAACCGCAAAGGCAATCTGCAAGGCTTGCCCAATGGTTGACGATTGTTTCACCTACGCAATGGAGACGCATCAGCGCTATGGAATCTGGGGAGCGACTTCACCGCAAGACCGTTAATTTGTTTTTTGCAAGGCGCTTGGTTACTGTTTGCGTATGACTAACTTTCAGGCTTACGAAAAGCTAAAACTTGCAATCGCAAACGCTCCTGCGATACCACCTTGCCAGACGACCGACCCTGAGATTTGGTATAGCGACGTGACAACAGGCGTCCACGATTTTAGAACCGCAAAGAAGTTTTGCAAAACTTGCCCTGTTAGAAATGAGTGCCTTGAGTACGCCATCGTCGCTAACGAGGTTCACGGCATCTGGGGAGGTCTTACCTACAAGGAGCGCAGGAAGCTCGCTCCTAAAGGTTGGCTCAAAAGGTGAGGGCTGCCAAAGAACACGACAACTTGCGCCTTGCAATTCTTGACCTGCCGACAACACCCTCTTGTCAAAAGCTTGACCCCGACATTTGGTTTCCTGAGCAAGGGCCAGCGCTCCCAATTACAGTCGAAGCCAAACGTCTTTGCGGAGTCTGTCTGGTCAGAGTGGAGTGCTTGGGTTATGCCTTAGCAGCTAACGAACGTCACGGAATCTGGGGAGGGCTGAGCGCCGACGCTAGGAAAAGACTTAGAGTGACTTCTTTGTGATGATTGAGGTTAGGACAGATAGCAAAGCCGACCCGAGTGCAATGCTAAAAAAGCCTACCCAGTCGACTGAAAAGAGTCCGACTGTTCCGCCACCAAGAAAAGCAAGCCCTGCTTGTGCGAAAGTTTTGACTGCTCGTTCTCCGGCGCTGCTGATAAATTCTTTACTAAACATCTCCATTAGTCCAATCTTGATTGTTGTTTCTTCCGTCTTGCCACGATGCACTTACAGTGTACGCCGTCGTGATAATTGAGATAAGCGATACGCCGCCTGTTATCAAAGTGACTCCGACGCCCCACTGGTCAACCAGGAACGTCACAGCACCGAAGATTATCATCGCAAAGCCAAGTCGGTATGATCCGAAAATTAGCTTGCGACGGAACTTCCAACTTGCACCCGTTGCAGACTCCGGCTCGTCCTTTAGGAAAAACACTCCGTCAAACATTTTTATAAGGGTCTTTTGCAACATTCGCATACCTCTCGGACGGGCTTCTTTACGTTAGCGAGTATTAGCTTGTATACGTCTACCTTGTCAGACGTTACGCCAAAGACGCCCTTCAGAGTTCTTGACGCTGTGACGTGGACGTGAGGGCCAGAACTTTTGCCAGTGTTACCTAGCAGCCCGACGGTCTGACCCTTGCGTAGCTTTTGCCCGACTTGGTAGCCCGGCTTAGCGTCCATATGGCAGTAACCCAAATACCAGACAACGCCGTCTTTATCCATCGCCGTTTGCACGACAACCCAACCTAAGACTTCTGAGAACTGAATTAACCGAATCGTGCCTTTGGCAATAGCTGGTATGCGTGTGCCGAGAGGTCTAGCCCAGTCAGTCCCGGAGTGGGGTTGCATACGGTTTGCTTTTCGGAAGTTGCTCATCTCGCCATAGTGCGAGGTTATGTACTTGGCGTCATACACAAGACGCCAATCGGCTGTCCTGTCAGAGAAGCGTCTCACTTTGATTTCCTTGGTTTGTATATTTTAGCCACGAAGTAAGCTCACTAACCCGACTGCCACTGCCCCCAGTGTTGCGCCGTAGACACCGTAAACAAGGCGAGCGATAAGCTCAACCTTTGCTAAACGAGTTTCCATATTGGCTACTTTTTCAGGAAGGTACTTCAAGCCACGCAGCTCGGCAAACATCTCAATCTGGTTCTCATTAACTTCCATTAGCTTTTCATAAACTTGGACGTTAGTTATGCGTACGGATGTGCCTTCTTCTGCCATTAGCTATTTGACTTCTACTACCTTGACAACAGCGCCGACGGTATCAGAGATGCAGTAAAGAGTGTCGTCTGCGTTTGTCT